CAGATGGATTCGATACTGAGGCAGAATGCCGAGCAGCTTTGGTAGAAGTTCGCAAGGACATGATGCAGAAAGTGAACGCTTCTGTGGTTGCTTTAGGTGTAGGGTGTATCGAAGTAAAGTCTGTTCCCGGTAAACCAGTTTAATGTCTAAGGAGCAACCGAAGCCTCTTAACTGTGATAGTCAGGATATACTGACGTAACGCTCCCGGTTGCCCTTCTATTACCCCAGAGGATAGGATCGCTGGGCCGCCCCGTTAGGGGCTCTATTCCGGTGTAGTTTAAAGGCAGAACATTAGTCTCCAAAACTAAGAGTCGCGGTTCGAGTCCGTGCATCGGTGCCAATTTTCGGAGTAGCTCAGTTGGTAGAGCAGGAGACTGTTAATCTCTTGGTCGTAGGTTCGATCCCTACCTCCGGAGCCAAGCGGGTAAGCTCAAGGCGAGTCGCCAGCCTTCCAAGCTGTGCAGAGTTCGGTTCGACTCCGACTATCCGCTCCACAGGTAAAATATGCAATTATCTAGTTCTGTTATAGCAGGTTTTGTAGGTTCTATTCTAGCCAAAAGATTTGATGATGCTTCCACTAGCCCACAGTTTCATCACGAATTGTGGGATTTATGTTGCAGTGATAATCAGTATGTGGCAGCGGCGGCTCCACGCGGACACGCGAAATCGACTGCCGTTTCGTTCGCATATATTCTTGCAGCGGTGTTATTTCGGGCACACCGTTTCGTTCTTCTGGTATCCGATACTGAAGCGCAAGGGGCAATGTTCCTTGGTAATATCAAACAAGAGTTACAGGAAAACGAAGATCTGATCGAACTCTTTCAACTGAAAAAAGATGAAAAGGGTTTTGTAAAATTCATCAAAGATACAGAAACAGATATTATTGTAGAGACTATTGATGGGCATAAATTCCGTATAATTGCCAAAGGAGCGGAACAAAAGCTGCGAGGTTTGAACTGGAACGGTACCCGGCCAGACTTGGTAGTTATTGACGATCTGGAAAACGATGAGTTGGTGATGAACAAGGAACGTCGTACTAAACTCCGTCGCTGGTTTTATGCTGCTCTTTTACCAGTCATGTCCCCCAAAGGCAAGCTAAGGATGGTAGGCACCATTCTGCATATGGACAGTCTACTAGAGTCTCTAATGCCTAGGCAATGGGATAAAGCTACTGTTCAGGAAGATCTTAAAGTCTGGTCTATGCGGCCAAGGCAAATGTGGAGAACAGTCAAATGGCGAGCCCACAATTCGGACTTTTCAAAACTGCTCTGGCCGGAACGGTTCTCTAAGGAATTCTTTGAGCAGAAACGGGAAGACTTTCAACGACAGGGTATCCCTGATGTCTATTCCCAAGAATATTTAAATGAACCTATTGACGAGAGTGTTTCTTATTTTAAAAAGGGCGACTTCCTTTTTAGAACTAAGGATGACGAAAAACTACGTTTAAACTACTACATTACGGCTGACTTAGCTATCTCTGAAAAAGAAACAGCAGACTGGTCTTGTTTTATAGTAGGTGGTGTGGATGAAAATAAAAAGCTGCATATCCTCAATGTGATTAGGGAAAGATTGGATGGTAGAGAGATTGTCGATCTTATTCTAGCTCTTCATCGAACGTATGATCCCCTAGCGATTGGAATTGAGGAAATGCAAGTATCCAAAGCTATCGGCCCCTTCCTTAGGGAAGAAATGGTTCGACAAAATACCTTCCCAACTATCGTACCTATGCGTCACATGAACAAAGACAAATTGATGCGGGGAAGGTCAATCCAAGCAAGAATGCGTGCCAAGGCTGTCAAATTCGACGAAGAGGCAGATTGGTTTCCGACATTCCAAGACGAACTTCTCAAATTTCCTCGTGCAAAGAATGATGACCAAGTGGATGCTTTTGCTTATCTAGGTTTATTGGTAGACAAGATGATCGAAGCAAAAACTGACGAGGAAGTAGAAGAAGAGGAATGGGAAGAAGAATTTATGGAGTCTCCTATGGGTCAATCTAGAATGACAGGTTATTAATGAAACTAGAAAAACTGATTTCTACTACTAACCTAGTAGACGAACTTGAAGAAGAGACTCTCAATAAAATTGCGGAGCAGGTTTGTCGCGACTATGCCGCCGATGAATCTTCGCGAAGTGACTGGTTGGATGCCCTAGAAGAGTGGGAAAAACTGGCAGGACAAGTCTGGGAAGAGAAATCTTATCCTTGGCCGAAAGCTTCCAATATCAAGTATCCTATCGTTTCAGTAGCCTCTATTCAATTCAATGCTCGGGCTTTCCCTACCTTGATTCCTTTGCAGGGTAATCTGGTAAAAGCCAGAGTTTATGGCAAAGACCAAAACAATCAGAAACACAATCGTGCGAAACGAGTAGCTGATTTCATGTCTTGGCAACTTAAAAACGACATTCCTGACTGGGATGAGGGCATGGACAGGCTTTTGATTATGCTACCTGTCTGTGGAAATGTCTTTAAGAAGGTCTTTTTTGACCCGGCCACAGGGAAAAATAACTCGTATATCATCCATCCTCGGCATTTTGTAGTAAATAACAGCACAAATAGTCTAGAATCTGCGACCAGAATCTCAGAAATCCTTCCGATGAAGGCTACTAGGACTATCAAAGAAGGACAGGCTATCGGAATTTACTCAAAAAGTTTTGAATTCCAAGATGCTGACGTAGATGAGGACAGTGAGGAGCAGCTTTATCAGTTAGTGGAACAACATTGTTTTCTAGATTTGGATGACGATGGGTATTCTGAGCCTTATATTGTCACCTTTCATCCAAAAAGTGAGCAAATTTTACGAATTGTTCATCGTTTCAAGCCTACGGGAGTAAAACTGGATGACAAAGGAAAAATTCAGCGCATTGAGCCTGAACAATTCTATATCAAATATTCCTTTATGCCCTCGTTTGATAATAGTTTTTACGATATCGGCTTTGGACACCTTCTCGGCCCCATCAATGAAGCCACTAACACACTCATTAATCAACTTGTGGATTCAGGTACTCTCGCCAACCTACAAGGCGGGTTCATTGGAAAGGGATTAAGGCTAAAGATGGGGGATTCTCCCATTGCTCCCGGAGAGTTCCGGGCTGTTAATGCAATTGGTGACGATCTTCGTAAACAAATTGTACCTCTTCCCTTCAAAGAACCATCAAACGTATTGTTTCAACTTTTAGGCATGTTAGTCCAATCCGGTAAAGAACTAGCCTCAGTGGCGGAAATCTTTGTTGGAAAGATGCCCGGACAAAATACTCCAGCGACTACCACAATGGCCACCATTGAGCAGGGAATGAAAGTCTTTACTGCCATTTATCGCCGAGTATATCGCAGTCTAGATAAGGAACTAAAGCGTCTTTACGAATTGAATGGAATTTATCTAGATCCAAACACCATGTCTGTTGTACTAGATGAACCAGTCAATCCAGAAGATTTCTCTGTGGAAGATTATGATATTTGTCCGTCTGCTGATCCAGCGGCATCTTCACAGACTGAACGGTTGATGAAAGCTCAGGCACTTCTAGAACTATTGCCCAGTGGTTTACTTGATCCTATTGAAGTTATCAGTCGAGTACTGGAAGCACAGGATCATCCCGATTGGCAGAAACTTATCCCCGGTATGGCGGAAACCGGACAACCACAGATTCCGCAACAACCCGATCCTAAGCAACTTGAAATGCAAATGAAAGCTGAAGCAGAGCAGGCCAAGTCTGCAATGAAACAGCAAGAATTTGAGAGAAAGGCGCAACTGGATCAAATAAGTAAAGAGGCGGAGTTAGCCATGAAGGCAGAAAGCCACCAACAAGATCTACAGCATAAAGCTATGATGAATAGGCTAGACGCCGAAAATAAAGAGCACCTGCAAAAGATCTTCATGGTTGAGAAAGCCGTAGATATTGCCGCAAAAGAGCGGGAAGGAGAGATCAAATCGAAACAACTAGAGAAGAATTCGCAGAGTGGAAGCACTCGAAAATCACCCAAGAAGTCTTCAAAGTAGTTCACCAACGTATCCGTGAACTAGAAGAGAACTTAAGTATTTCAGCAGGACTCAATCCAATTTCAGATCGTTATCAGGCTGGAATAATTCAGGGTTATAGAGATTTACTCGAAATGGAGTATCAATAATGATTATAGTACCGGGACATAGAGTTCTAGTCAGGCCAGATAGACTAGAGGAGTCAGATCCTCACTATCAACGAGCACACAAGGCGGGTCTACTTTTACCAAAAGAGCATGAAGACCTACGAAGAGCTGAAGCGGCTGTTGATAGGGGTACCGTAATTGCCATTGGCCCTACCGCATGGAAAGATTTCGGTGGAGAAGCTTGGTGCAAAGTCGGAGACAAGATTGCCTTTGCTAAATATAGCGGCAAAACTGTGACTGACAACGGTGAAAATTATCTGGTATTAAATGACGAAGACGTTGTTTGTATTATTAAGGAAGACTGATGGACGAGAACCAAGATCAAAATCAAGATCCCCAAAACCCACAAGATACTGTCCAAAAACCTGAAGATCTTTCTCCAATGGAAGCCCGAGCCCGCGAAATGGGTTGGGTACCCGCAGAAGACTTCGAGGGAGACCCACAAGAATGGGTAACTGCTGAAGTATTTGTGGCACGTAAGCCACTATTTGATACTCTTTCCAAAAAGAACAAAGAGGTCAAGGAACTTCGCAAAGCTGTAGAACAACTGCAAACGCATTACGCAAAAGTAGAAGAACACGCATATAAGCGTGCAATTGAAGATCTACGAATGCAAAAGAAGGTAGCTATCCGCGAACAGGATTTTGAGGTTGCCGAAGAACTCGATGAAAAGATCGACGAACTTCGAGAGCAACAAATGAAAGAGGCCTTTAAACCACAACCACTTCAACCTCCCCCAGAGATTGATCAATGGATGTCGGAAAATAAATGGTACGTCACTGATCCTGAATTAAAGCAATATGCGGATATTATCGGAAAAGGTTTAATCGGTTCTGGGAAAGATCCCGGAGAGGTTCTTGAAACTGTGACTAAAGAAGTAAAAGCGAGGTTTCCTGATAAGTTTCGTAACCCTAATAGGGACAAAGCTCCTTCAGTAGAAACCAAGCCTAATGGCAAGCCGCCAACTAAAGGAAAAGACTACGTAGAACTCACGGATGATGAGAGGAAGAGCATGAACACCTTTATTAAAATGGGTGTCATGTCAAAAGAAGAGTATATCGACTCCATTCGCAAATTGAGGGGAGCTTAATATGTCGAAAGAATCAATTGCTAAAGCGCCGAGCGGCCGCGTAAAGCGAACTCCGGTAGGTATGCGTAACCGCCTATCGGTACAGGGAATGAAAGACGAATTTCACTATCGTATTTTTAATGATACTGACGATAGGATTCAGAATGCCCTAGCTGCCGGTTACGAATTTGTTCCTGCGGACGAGGTTCGCATTGGTAACAGCCGAGTTAATTTACCTACTGCTGAAGGGTCAAATGCAGAGGTTTCTGTTGGGGGTGGTACCAAAGGCTACCTGATGCGGATTCCTAAAGAGTGGTTTGAAGAAGACCAGAAGGCCAAAGCAGAACAGGTAGAAGCTCGGGAGGTCGCATTGAAAAATCCGGCTCTCGATGGAACTTATGGCAAAATTGATATTTCGAGGTAAGTTTCTCTGGGAGCCATTACAAGGAGTCAATTTTTATGGCTAACACAAACCGTGTAAATGGCTTCCGTCCCGTTAAGTACCTAAATGGTGCTCCCTGGAACGGTCAAGTTACTCGTTATTCTATTCCTGCATCAGACGGCACTGCTGTCTTTGTAGGTGATCTTGTTAAACTATCAGCGACTGCTGATTCTGAGGGCGTTCGTGGCGTTATTCAAGCCGCAGCTAGTGATCCCTGTGTAGGTGTTGTAGTTGGTTTTGAGGTAAATCCTACTAACCTAAATACCCCACAGTACCGCGCTGTTTCTACTCTACGCTATGCCCTAGTTGTAGACGATCCTAATGTTATCTTTGAAGCGCAGGAAGACGGCGACACTGATCCTCTTGAGATGGTCGATGCTGGTCTGAATGTTAACTTCGTAGTTGGCGCAGGTTCTACTACCACAGGTGCTTCCGGTATGCAGATTGATAGTAATACCGAAGGTACTGGTGCTACTTTACCCCTTAAGCTTATCGAGCCTGTAAAGCGGCCTGATAATGAACTGGTTGCTGCTGGTCAAGCCTACACTCGTTGGCTGGTTAAGATTAACAACCATCAACTAGCATCACATACTGGCACTGCCGGCGTATAAGGAGGTATAGAGAATGTCAGTTATTAACACTTCTAGTTTTGCAAAAGCCCTATGGCCCGGCGTCAATGCTTGGTACGGCAAGGCTTATAATGAGTATCCTGTCGAATGGACAGATCTCTTTGAACAACACTCAACTGATCGTGCTTATGTAGAAGACGTTGGTGTTTCTGGGTTTGGTCTTGCCGCGATTAAAACCGAAGGCGGTCCAATCAACTATGACACTGAGCGTCAGGGTTTCACTACTCGCTACACGATGGTAACGTATGCCCTAGGCTTTATCGTTACTCGTGAAGCGTTTGATGATGACCTCTACGGCATTGTTGGTCAACGGCGTGCCCAAGGTCTAGCATTCTCCATGCGCCAGACCAAGGAAATCGTTGCTGCTAACGTCTATAACCGAGCTTTCACTGCCGGTTATACGGGTGGCGATGGTACCGTACTGATCAACAACGCTCACCCCAACGTGGCGGGCGGTACACAATCAAACAAGCCTTCTGTAGATGCCGATCTCTCTGAGGCGGTACTTGAGCAGGCTTTCATTGATATTGCTGCACTAAAGAATGATCGCGGTCTACAGATCTCGCTAATTCCGCAATCCATCCACATCCATCCCAGCAATGAATTCGAGCTTGCTCGTATTCTAAAGTCAGCGGGTCGTGTTGGTACGGATAATAACGATATCAATGCTCTCAATACCCTAGGGAAATTCCCCAAAGGTATGCGGATCAACCACTACTTTACTGATCCTGATGCTTGGTTCATTCGTACCAATGCCCCTCACGGCATGAAGTACTTTGAGCGGCGTGGTGATGAGTTCAACATGGATAACGATTTTGACACCGAGAACGCTAAGTTCAAGGCTACGGCTCGTTACGCCTTTGGTTGGACTGACTGGCGTGGTATTTACGGCTGCCAAGGCGGTTAATCAATATGCCCCTCTCTTTTAGGGAGGGGCTCTTTTAAAGGAGCATGATATGGCAGTCAATATGTCTTATCCCAAGCCACGCAGTCTTATCACTAAGATTGTAGAAATCGCTCGGACAGACAGCTCCACTGAAAAGTGTGTACTTCCTAAAGGTGCCATTGTAGCCGACGTTGAAGTTCTACAAGAAGTCAATGCGTCTACTGATGTTGGTACTTTTAGTCTTGGTTGGTCTGGAGCAACTACTGCACTAGTAAATGCGTTTTCTATGGCTACTACGAAAGTTGGTCTAGTAAAAGCAGGTACGGCAGTTGGAAGTGCTGTTTGTAGCACTCCGCTTGATTCCGATAAGGTTGTAATTAGCACTTATACAGTGGGTTCGTCTACTGCGGGAGGTACTGGTAAAGTAATTATCAAGTACTTCGTACCGGGGCCGGGTGAAACTGTAACATCGTAACACTAAGCCCCTTCTTCGGAGGGGGCTTTTTTTCTTTAAGGATTCAATATGGCAAAGCATCGCTCTGATTATCCATATTCAGGTGCTGTAGCAGTAACCAAAAGTGATTCAACTGTTATCCCCGTAACTCGGGGTCTTTATATTGGCGGAACTGGTGCTATCACTGTTCGCATGGCTGATGGTATGGATGCCACCTTTGCAGCGGTGCCTGTCGGAGTTCTTCCAATTCAAGTTGATATGGTTAAAGCCGCTACAGCTGCTACTAATATTGTCGCACTTTATTGAGGTAAAGAATGGCTACTTTTAATAAATTTCAAGATTTCAGTGAGCAGCTTCATGAAGGTATTCATAATTTCGCTTCTCACACATTTAAAATTGCTCTAACTAATACTGCTCCATCAGCGGCTAATACAGTACTAGCCAACATTACTCAGATCTCAGGTACTAATGGTTATACTACTGGTGGAACCGCTGTCGCCAATGTTACTTGCACTGAATCCGGGGGCACTACTACTGTTGCCGGTGATAAAGTAACTTTCACTGCTTCTGGTGGTACTATGGGAACTTTCCAGTATGCTGTTCTCTATAATGATACAGCAGCCTCAGATAATCTAATTGGTTGGTGGGATTATGGTTCAGCTGTAAGTTTAGCTAGTGGAGAATCTCTTGAAGTTAAGTTCTCTAACCAAGATACTGCTGGTACGATCTTTACCCACTCATAATGTTTAGAGTACTTCTAGGAACAGATTACTTCGGCAGTGGTTACTTTGCTGCCGGTTCTACTGCGGAGTTTGTAATTGTTCCTAGTGCTTTTCACTACTTTGGTTCTGGTTATTTTGGCACTGATTATTACAAATCAGGGCTATTTATGCAGCCTACGGCGACTCAAATTATTCTCCGTCCAATTAATGAAGATAATTTAAATGGAAGTGTAGATGATTGGCAGACAACTGAAAATAATTATTGGGATGCTATAAACGAAAGTGTTTTAGATAGAGATAATTATATCTATACTACAAATAAATCTGGTGAAAGTAATGTAATCAGCTTTAAATTTGATATGTCATCTACACCCCCCGCACCTAATACAGATCTTATTTTTAGGGTAGATATTGGAGGGACAGTAGGAAGAGACTTTTGGTTAGTCATTGTGTGTGACAGTGTTGTTTTACACAATCAGGTATATCCCTTATCTGGTTCTGATGAAACTATTGAAATAACTATTCCATACAGTACTTGGCAAGCTGTTTCAGACTGGTCGTTCTTTCAAATTCAATTTTTAGGTATTAATTAATGACGGCTTTGACAAAAGAGCAACGAAACCTGCAGGATTTGTAAGCGATGGGATATAGGTCACACATTAGTGGACTTTACTACGGCTCTGCTGACCTAACGATCACTGCGCCGTCTGGTGTTTCTAGTGGAGACATTTTGCTGTTCGTTGCGAACAACAACGATTACACACGCACGCTCGACACTCTGCCTAGTGGCTGGGCGTCGTTGCACAATCAGGAGTCCTCGACGTCACCGCTGACCGAGGTTTGGGTAGCGTGGAAGCTCGCAGGCGGATCTGAGCCGTCGTCGTACACCTTCACGTTTTCCGACCTGTTCAACGGCAGCGCGACGATAGTTGCTTTCAGCGGGTCGGACGGCGAGATTCACGCTTCGCAAATCGCCTCGGTTTCCGGTGTTCAGACCGGGCCATATGAGGCGGTGTCGCCTGCGGTCACTGCGACGGCAAGCTCAGGACTGGCAATTGCCATTTCGGCGGGCAGATGCTCGACGGCTGGGGCGCAACCCACCTTGACCCCTCCTAGCGGGTATACGTCGCGAGTGGCCGAGGGCGCTGACTACGATGTGTTTTTTCTGGGCGTCTGCGACAAGACATTTTCTGTGTCTGGTTCGCAGGCGGCGGCGACTTCCAGTTGGGCGGTTAGTGGGGGAGGGGATGGCAGGACGCACGCGATCCACATACTGCTCGCCGATCCGTTCACTGGCCCGACCCTGAGCCTGCCGGGCGTGCAGGACACTACTTCAACAAGTACGACTCCAAAAGTAACATTAACATTTTAACTGTGAGATAAAAATGGCGATTTCGGTAATACAATCAAAGACCGGCGTTCTTTCTGCTGAAGATACGTCTGCCGTTATTACGTTTGATTCCAACGTATCGGCTGGATCGACTCTGGTTCTTGTCGGCGTTTCAGTAGATTCGGCATCGTCTTTATCGACGTTGTTGTCGTCTGTTTCGGATACGCAGACGAACGAATGGATAGGGGTGACAAATGCTAGGGCATCGAATGTGTATGCTCCAAATGCGTTTGCTGCATATACGATCAATGCGTCCGCTGGTTCTACGACCATTACAGCAGCCTTGAACGACGGGACTGCTAACGCAATTTCTTGGGCAGCATTTGAGATTGGTGGTGTTCCAACGTCAGGCAGCATTGATGTTGTAGTGACTGGCACAGCCAGCGGGACGACTGAAACAAGCACGACCGCAACGGGAACGCTTGACCAAGCGGCCAATATCGCTATTTTGGCGGGTGGAGGATGGTGCGGCACACCAAATATGGTTTCGGGTTGGACTAACGTCCTGTCACAGCCAAACACTGGCACCCAAGTAGGCGCGCAGATTGCATATCGGACGCTTGCATCTACTGCGAGCATTGTCGGTACGGTGACGCACGAAGCCGCATCGCAAACATCTGCCGTGATGGTGATCGTCAAGGAAGCGACGGGTGGATCTTTGCGCTATAAATTCACGTTCGATAGTTCGACGTTTACTAGTGCGGATACTGGAATCACAGGGTTTGTATGGCGCAACAAAACCCCTGAGATTGGGGCTGCGGAGAAATACACCGATCTGGCAGGGGATGCGTCTGCTGGCATTCTTTACATTACCGATATTCCGTCTGGCGTAGAAATTGGTGACACTCTTTATGGAATCTTCTATAACGCTACTGATACAAGCGGGATTATAACTGGTGTCGTGGAGTCCTCGTAATGAGCTACGTTGACACTATAGTAAATGACATGGCCCTGTATCACGATGGGCCTGTAGATGGTTTGGACAAGGATTTCGGCATTCCTGGTTGGGGCGTTGCTGCGGATTGGCCGAGGGCGCAGCCAAAGCCTGACGGCTGGCAATACGGGATCATGTGGTTTCATCTTGGCGAGGACACGAGCAATCTGACCAGCGGCGATGCGGCGCGACCGTGGAGATACGGAAACAACCTGTCGATTTACACTGGCAACCAGTCCACGAATACGCGGATTCAAGCGCGGGATCTTCAGATGTGGTTTTTGCTGCCTAATGGACAGTGGCAACTAGGGACGCACAACGTTACTCCCGGCAACACGATGTATCCGATCAACTGGTCGGAGTTGGACATTCTAGGCAACAACACGTGGCGCAGTGAGTCCGGCAATGGTGGTGGCGCTTCACTTAAGGATGTCGGCAAGGGTGCATATGAGCATTATTTGTGGCACGCCTTTACAGGAACGACTCCTGAGCCCTCAGCGTATCTTGGATATGTGTGTGCGTATTATGCAAGGCTGATTCTAGATGATCCAGAGGGTGTTGATGATAGAGCTACATGCAGGATTCTCGCCGCTACGGGCGGTGATTATTACAGAGACGAGGCAACACTAAGTGGTCTAAAAATACCGGGTGTAAATGTTGTGGATCGTGGATTTTCACGATTCAAGTACATTACGAATGACTGGCAATTGTTTGCGATGTATTCCACGAACATTCTTTCCGAGGCTACGCTGCGTGCTAATCCCCCACCTTTATACGGTCTGCAACTACTTGATGAAGATCCGACTGATCCGAATCCCGGCTTTACACCTCTGACGGTTCCGTCTGTTGGATTATGGTTTGGAAAAGAAGTGAGTGGAGAGAATGCTTGGAATATACACGAAGCGCCAGCTACTCCAATTGCGACTGAAGGAGTACCACCTATTCTTCGCAAGTCAAAAAAACGTAGGAGAAGTTAAATGCATTTTCAACAAAGTGAAGCCACCGCTGCACGCAGATGGATCTTATTTCAATGCGTAGATGATGATTCGGCTGATGGGTATGCGCCAAAGACTGGACTGACGTTTTCTAGCGGCGAGCTGAAGGTGGCAAAGACGGGGGCCGCTGCGGCAAATGCGGCGAATTTTGCAACGGTTGTGGAAGCCGGAAACGGTTTTTATTGGTATCAGTTTTCGGCGGCTGAATTGGACACGCTTGGGTCTGTTGCGCTGATCGTCAACAAGGACGACGTTTATGCCGAGGCTGCGATTGGTGTGGTCGTAGCTTATGATCCATATTCTGCCTCCGATCTTGGTCTGACGAATATAGATGCCGCCATTTCATCACGTCTTGCAAGCGGAAGCTATCAGGATCTTGATGATCTACTTGATGCATCTGATAGTATTGAAACAGGTTTGACTTTACGAGGAGCTTTGCGCCTGATGGTAGCTGCTCTAGCAGGTAAAATCTCCGGTGGCGGTACTACTACTATTACTATCCGTAACGCTGTTGCTGATAGTAAAGCTCGTATCACAGCAACTGTAGACTCTAGCGGAAACCGCACAGCCATTACTACTGATCTAACGTAAGGATAGTAAATGGCTATCCAATATGTCGGTGGGCAGGTAGGTGGTCGTGCTGGTTCTACCAGCACTACCAACATTACCTTTTCGCTGACGGGCGGACTTGCATCGACTCCATCTGAAGGCGACCTAATCCTTATTGGGGTAATGGTCGGCACTCAGGGGCGCAATCCGTCCTGTGCGATTAGCGGTTACTCGACAGTTGGCACGCAGCTTAATGTTACTTCTACGACATACGATACGTCGCTGCAAGTCAGTTATCTATTTGCTGGTGCTACGCCGCCAACGACATTTACGCTGCCATCGACAGGGGACATCGCTGACGCGCAATCGTATGTCGTGCAAGTGTGGCGCGGAGTGGATTCCACCACGCCGTTTGATGTTACTTCAGTATCCAACAACGGAACAGCAACTACACGAGCTAATCCTGCGTCGATCAC